ACTGTTGTCCGCCTCAATTATCCCATCAAAATACTTACCTTCTGATCGTATCTGAATTCGATAACTGTTCATAAGAGATTATATAACAAATTGTGGCAATAATACAACCCTATGCATCGGAGATAGCTTGACAAGTATATTTAGTTGCTAACCTATTTTTATTTACAACATCTTGTGGTATTGCTTCAATTAATTGTTTTGATTCGTCTAATGCCATAATTACACAATCATGCCAATTATCAAAGGTTTTTGGATGCTCTACAGGAGGTGAACAAGTAAAGTCTAAAAAAGAACAAACGTATAATGTTAGTACAAATTTCAATCAATCTCCCATTAAGTCCTTGCATTTAATATCAGTTTTGGTATAAGAACTGTTAATTAATAGGAGTATATCATGGAAGACAATGACAAAAAACCAAGCACACTTCAAAAGGTGGTAGAAAACTTAACGCACCCTTCTACAAATATTAGAGAAGTTGATTTTAAAAAAAATCCTAATGATATTGTGCAAACGCTAGGTGCAGACACTGATGCAATCTTAGTTACTTATGAAAGAGATAAAGGCGAATTAAAACTTTTTCATAATGGAATTGAAATTGACAAAGCTGTTTTTGCTAAAGTTCTTAAGGCAGAAACAGGTTTTTTTGCTTTATTTGATTACATACAAGACAAATTTAAATCTTGGAAAACTGCATGGATGTAAGGTTAAAATCAAGTTCGCATCTTTTTAAAAAGTGGGTGACTGATATGGACAACGTGTTAAGTAAAACACAAACAAATCAAATAGACGGAAGCGAAACAACGCAAGACGATGAACATTTTAAAGTACAAAGATCCAAATTAGCTAGCACAAAAGTAGATGTTTATTCAGCTCCCGTTTATCCTGTTAATGAGTGGCTAGCACAAGACTTAATTCAAGATGAAATCGAATGTAAATCTTATGAACAAGATTTAGATAAAACAATGGGAGACAATCAATGAGAACAATAGCTGTGATAAGTATTTTTTTATTCTTAACGGGTTGTGGTTACACAATGAAGTTAGGTAAAAAATGCACGCCAAACCATGACGAGTGGTCATATGTTTGGTTTATAGAAAAGGACGGTAACAATGTCAGCAGAGACAACTGTAAAAAATAGAGATTGGCGAGAGCGAAGAATTTCAGCCATAAATAGACAAATTAATAAGTTTAATGGAACTAGAAGTATAAATGAATACTATGCAGATGAACACCTACAAATTTGTCAAAGTAAATGCAAAACTAAAAAGGAGTATAAGATATGGATACGAACAAATGGAAAAGCGTAGCTGTTGATATTAAAACATATAAAATTATCACAGCTATGGGTGAGAAAGGTTTTAGAAGACCAGGGGCAATGATTGCAAAACTTGTGGATTCAGAACTTAAAATTATTGCAAAGAAGACAGGTAAGCCAATAGAAAAACTGAAACAAGAATTGTTAGAGCAAGGAGGTAGAAAGATAAATGCTTGATAATGCTAAAAAAACTAAACGTGATAAGATAACTATTGAAATTGATGAGTCTACAGCAGGTAAAACTCACGCCTTAGCTATTGAACTTGCTATTACACTATCTAAACAGTTAGAACCTTGGAAAAGACACGTTAAAGGCATAACAATAAAGAAAAATAATAAACTTTATAAAAAAGTTTCTTAATGAAAAAAGAAAACGTATTAGCTTACGTTGGTCATAATTCTAAAAAAAATAGAAAAGAAAATGACTTTTACCCTACACCTCCCGAAGCAACTCAAGCACTTATGGACAGAGAAAAATTCAGTGGTAGGATTTATGAGTGTGCATGTGGTGATGGGGCAATGTCTAAAGTTTTAATTCAAAATGGTTACACTGTAGATTCCACAGATTTAGTTGATAGAGGTTACGGTAAACCTAACATAGATTTTCTAACTCAAGATTATTCTATGATGGACATAGACAATATAATTACAAATCCCCCTTTCAATTTATCAACAGAATTTACAATTAAAGCCCTAAGTTTAGCTAAAGGTAAGGTAGCAATGCTTAATAAATTATCTTTCTTAGAGGGTATTAATAGAAAGAATAAAGTTTTTATACAAAATAAATTAAAAAATATTTGGGTCTTTTCGAGAAGGGTCAAGTTTGGTGGAAATGGTCTAATGGCCTTCGCTTGGTTTGTGTTTGATAAAAACCATGATGGCAAGCCAACTTTAGATTGGATCTAGCCCCCTACATATAGTCCTTAATACAAAAATTAACACTTGATATTGTGTTTTTCTTTTGTTATTGAGGATTAGTATTCCTCATAACCTAATGAAAAGTAGAGGTTTCAATCTACTTAGATTACCGAACACCGAACCGAACAATTTATTAATTATTAATTAAGGGGATTGTTTTGGCAACATTAAAGAGACAAACATTAGATAAGGTATTTGATAAAGGTTTAGAAAAATTAGTGATGATAAGTCCTAACAAAAAAACCTATGATGAAATAACTTCTATTATGTTTCAACTTTATTGCGGTAATGATTATGGCATGGGGAACTTTAGCTTACAGTTTTTAGATAAGACTGACACAGCTTGGCGACAAGGACGAAAAAAAGTTGCAAAAAACTTGGGATTGTCTTTGGTCAAAAATGTATAGCCATGGGTTAACATATCCATATCATTGTCTTTCCAAAACTCATGGTTGTACATATGGGTATCTACGATAAAGTTTATGAGGCAGGACTGCATGACGTTGCAGAAATGGATGGGTTAGAAAGAACTCAATTCATGGACGATATCTATAACGATTACAAAATGTGTAAGGATCTCCGTCAAACTCGCATGGAGGCATTTTACTTTGAGTTACTCACCAAACTTATTAAAGATTATGGGAACTAATATTGCTACTGAGATATTAAAAACTCCATCTAAATCTGAACATAGATTGTTTCAAGCTATAATTGTGCAAGCTTTTGAAGATTGTTTGTATACTCTAGGTGGTAAGAATGAGGCCTATAATAAAAAGGAAGCACATGAGTGGTTTATGAATAAAGGTAGTGATTTTGAAAAAATATGTGATTTAGCTAATTTAGACGCGGACCATGTTCATAATCGTTATAAGTGGTGTTTAAACAACAAAGTGATTGTTTTTACTGAAATACAATGTTATTGGATTGAATATAAAAATGAGTATAAAAAGTATAGATCCGTGGGCACTAAGGAGGAAAGAAAGTCAATTAAGGAAAGAATAGACCAAATTAGGTTTAAACTTAAATTAAAGGATAAGAAAAAATGAAACTTAAAATTTTAAAAGCTTTAGAGGATAAATATCATGCTAAAATTAGTGAGGCAGAGGCAACTTTAGACATATACCTTACTAAATCAGTAGGGATTGGTGAACACCCGCAACATATTGATGAAGCTGATAAACTTGTCGATACGATAGCGCAGAATGAAGAAAAGTTAGGTGTTATACATAGATTGAAACAATGAAAGAATTAGTTATTGGCTTACTTATTCTAGTGAGTGGCGAAAAAATCGAGACAAGACATATTACTATTTACGAGTCTTGTTACACATGGTATCAAAAGAACGTTGAAATGACAGAAAGAAAAACTACTTTTTTTAGCCGAAGGTCTTATCATTTATATGAGGGTCAACGAGTCGTTGGTTTTATTTGTAGTGATAAGGAGCCAAAATGAGCATTAGAAAAAAAATCTGTGCTAGACTTAGGTTGAATTGGCCTAGGACGGGTTACATTGGTCTAAGCTTTATTTGGGCCTTCTTAATTTATGCGCCTTTTAACTAAAATTAATGAAGTAGCTAAATTGTGGGAAAAAACAAGAGATAATAAATATAAAAAAGAGTGGTATAGATTAATAAGAGTTTGGTCTAGTGTAATTAACCGAAAAAAACCCAACCGAAAAGCAGAGAGCAAGTAATAGCAGTTATAATAAAAAATTCAAAATCAGATAACATAAAAGGTTAAGTAGTACCAGTAAAAGAAAGTTAATACAGCTACGAATATCATAAATTTGGTGTCCATTGTTCGTTGTTAAGTAGGAGGGATAGGGCATCATGTAATACAACCTTTTTTGGGGAAAAGATGTCGAGAGAGCATGCTACCCTATCGACCTTAGTTATGTCATGTGTCCTCCTATGATTCGTTTATATCACATAACAACGGACAACGGAACAATAAAAAAGGGGGCTTCAGTCTCCCTAGGCCCCCCGATGATAACAAGAAAATGTTTATATAAACGCCAATATTATACAATTCTTAGTTTGTATCTGCAAGCGTCTTATATTGTTCCTGTGTCCTCATTTCTTTGTACTGTTCATGCAACCCAGGATGGTCAGCTTTAAATTTCTTTTCATTGAAATCAAGCCGTTTTATAGTCCTTTTCTGTAAACCAACCATTTCACCTTTAGTATTTTCAACCATAAGGATATTTAGTTTGGCCTTTTTAAAGAGATCCACAATAGAATCTCTCATCGTAAATAACTCTCTGTCCAAACGATTTCTTTTAAGCTTGAACTCTATATAAGCTAATACGATTTTTTTCTCTTCAGCTTTTAGTTTTTTTACAGCTTTGCTCATTGTTTTTCCTTTGTTATTGTTATTATCAATTCTTATCATATCTTATCGATTAACAAAAGAGTTTTTTTACCACATTAACCACAACAACCACATAAAGCGCATGTTCACTCATTTAACCACATAAACCCATAATGAACAGTTTTTAGAACATTGAGAAAACATTCTATAAACAAAACATGAAATACAGATTAAAATTAAATGGATGTTCTTGTTAATGTTTAGAACCTTTGCTTAGGTTTTCTTTTGCCCACAAAGGTTGCATGTTTGTATAGTGAAAACATTTTAATTGTTGGTCGGGTTTACTTAAATCAAAGCTTGAAATGGGCCTTATGTGGTCTATGTGCCAAAGCCCATGGTTATCTTTAGTCATGCCTTTTTTAAATTGTTTTTCTAAATGTCGCCATATTACTTGCATGTCGTTTGTCCCTAATAAAGCTTTAAACTCTTGGCTCTTAATGGTTTTGTATCTTTTTAAACACAGGTTAATTCTAGACCTAATTCTCTCTGTAAGTTTAAAAGCTATATCAGTTTTAAGTCTTTTCTTTTTATACTCGTACTGTTTTCGGGATCTTTCTTTTCTTCTTTTATTACGAGTCCTTGCGGCTGAAGCCAGCATCTTTTCGTGGTTTTCGTAGTAATATTTTTTATACTTAGCTCTTATTTTTTCTTTGTTCTTGTCTCTCCAAAGTTTGGCTCTTCTTAAAATATATGCTTTATTTTTTAAGTAGTCTTCTTTTTTTTGTTTACTTACCTTTGCCCTATACTTTGGACATAATCTTCTTTTTCTTGCGTCCTCCCTCCATTTTGCTCTGAGGTCCTCTATTTTGTACTTTTGTTTAATTTTAAGATAACTAACTTTATTAGGCATTCAATATTTTTTCATAATGTAGGTATAACGCCTTCCTCTTTATGATTAGTATGAATCGCGCCACCATCGTTACCTTCATCGTCTTTCATAGGTGTCAACCATAAACCATTACTTAACTTAATTTGTATTGGTTTATTATGTAATCCCATTTCCTCAGCTCCTTTGTCATCTACATAATCAACTTTTACAATTGTCTGATTTAATAAAAGTTTTTTCATCTTTTTAATCCAATAATTTCTTAATTGTTTATCGGACATATTATCTATGTTTACTTTTTTCATCTTTCCCTCCCTTCATTTTAAAAACTAACTTTATTAAGTTTAGCTTCTTCTTTTCTTGTTTCAAAATAATAATTCTCTTCATACCTATTAATATTATTATAATATTTAATTAGTTTGTTTTTAGGTAACAAAGACACTGCTGAACTATAACCATCTTTTAATCCAAACAATTCTTTATGCTTTAAATAGTCTTTCTCAGTATCTAAATGCAAAAATAATTTACCTAAGTTAACAATAAAACAAGCGTTACAAACCTCACCAATGTATTCGCCATCATAAGCTAATACATGAGCGTCATCGTCTTTTTTTATATTATGTGTGTGATTACATAATATTTCTATTTTATCTAACTTCTTCATCTTCCCCCCTCATTATTTGGTAGTTGTAGCATAAACTTTATGCCGAATAAGACCATAATACTTAAACCTATCCATGTGTGGATATGTATAGCTATGATAAGTCCTAAGAACATTGTCGCAAAACATATTGCGAAATATATTGCTTGTATCATCTTTTTTTTCCTCCATTCAGTACATATCTAACTTTTTTTGCCTCAATAATAGAGTTCCAAAATTTTTCTGAATTTTGAGCACCCATTACATAACTTGCAGAAACAATATCGGCCAATGGAATCTTTATTTTTTCATTTAAAGTAAATCCAAGGCCAAAGTGTTTTTGCATTTTATTTCTAGTTTTTGCGTTCATTATGCACTCCCCTCTAATTTTTGTATTTTTTCTAAAGTCATACCTTTTGATACTGCGTTAAGATAATCAGAAGTAGTTTTAATTTCATAATTATCATTTTGATGTACTTCCCAATGAACAGGATAAGACCATGTATAAATATCTCCATTATCATTTTCGTGAGAATATTGTAATAGACCTTTATCAACTATTGAACCAAATACTCCTCTATATGTTTCAAAAGTCCAACCAAGTTTTTTGTGGTCATCCCATTCTGAATTGCAACAATGTGAATCAGAACCATCAGTATCATCAAGCAAGTGTTGTACTAGCTTATCTTCTTTGTCAGTTAGTTTTATCATTTTTTTATCCTTTGTTATCATTTGTAATAACTTACAATATCCCATGTAAATAAGATACATAAAAATACACTAAAAACCCAAAATGGACACGTTGATGTTTAAAAATAAAAAAATGCGGTTATTCAATATAATATGAGGTTATTACTATGATTATTTGAGCCCAAAACAAACGATATAAGACGTTATATCAGTTTTTGTTTAAAATACATGGGTCGCTGGGCTGTCCCTAGATTCAACTAATAAAAAAGGATTATTCGTTCATTTAGACCAACGAACTCATCCGTTTAGATAGATGAACATAGCAACGCCTAGACGTTGGTAGCAACACTTGGACGTTGCTATAATAAATTCAACAAAAACTCAAAATGAACACAACGAGTCTTGCTTATCTTATTTAGATAAGATACACAGAAATTGTATTTAGAAATAAAAATTTTTAAATACAAATTGGTCAAGTAGTAAAAAAAATTAATAGGGTGATGTATGAGTTGCGTCACGTACAACTTAAACTACTTGGCCAAACTTGACCCTAAAAATCTACTATATAGATATTTCTACCCTTCATTAACTTTTTTCAAACCGACCCCCAAAGTGGTGTATCTGCTGTATCCGTTGATTATTATTGTTGTATACCAACACTTTTAATCGATTTTATGGTGTATCCGTAGGTGTATCCATGGTGTATCTAGATACACCTCTTTTTGTATTTTTCCTTGCGTAGTGCAAAAATGTTGATTTAGTGTAACTAGTAAGGGGTTAAAATAATCTATATAATAGAATTTGCGGTGGGTGGCAAAATTTAGGACAGGGATCTGATCTTGATAACACCCACCCCGACAGGTATATAAAATTATGAAAAGTCATAAATATTTTGCAGGTGGTTTGATAAAAGGCCTTGGTGGTCAAGCGATAAAACAATTTATGAAATCTCCCATGTATAAAAATACCATATCTAGAAAGATGTCTGAGCTTGCTACTAAATATAGTACAAAAGGCGCTACGACACCAAGTCAGAAAAAATTCATCAAACAAACTAAAAGTTTGTTGGAAAAAGAGGCAAAGGCAGGCGCATTGATGGATTCAATGAAATCTAGAGTGAAGGCCTTAACCTTATCCACGAAAGCGTTGCGGAAAAATCCTAAAGCTATTGGAATTGAAGGTGGTGATATAAAAGATTTAAGAAATATGAGTGCCGCGGGCCTTAAAGCAATGAGAAATTTAAAGAAATATAGAAAAAACGTAAGACAAAAAATAGTTGATATGGTTACAAAAAAAGTAACAAAACCAAAAGTAAATTAATGCCATTAAAATCAAAAGCGCTAAGAACTGAACAAGATTTAACTCCGAAGCAAAGAAAGTTTATTGATATTCTTGTTGCTAATTGGGGTGAGATAACAAAAGGCGAAGCTCTTAAGAAAGCTGGTTATGAATGTAAGAGTGATAAAAATTTTTCTGACATAGCAAGCCGACTTACCTCACGAAAATTTAGCCCACACGTTGTAAAATATTTAGATAAAAAATTAGAAAAGGCATCTGCCAAGTACGAAAAAGATAAACTCCGAAGATACAAAAGATTAGAGAAATACGCTGATGGTGCTTATGCTGACAAGCAATATGCTTCAGCTATTAATGCAGAATTTAGGTCGGGACAACTAGCAGGTTTGTATGTTGATAAAAGAGAAGTAAAAGTATCGGGATTGGAGGGAATGAGTCGTGCAGAGCTTGAAAAGAAACTTACGGAACTCTCAAACAAAATTGATGGGTTCAACGCGAAGACAATCGAAGCTGAGTCCGAGACAGTTGAATTACTTAAAAAGTAATAACTGGACTTCTTTCATAACTGTTTTCAATGAAGTGCATAACGCTGATTTAAAAATGAACTTAGGTAAAATAAATGTTAAGACGGAAGAAAAGTAAATATAAACACGCGGTTGTTGGTGGTAAAAAATATTATTTGTATAGGATTTATTGGCTCGATCCGTGCGGGGACGCTGGGCATGCCGAAGCATCTGAGGTTAAAAAGTTGTTGCCTGCTAAAATGATTACTAATGCATTTATCTTTGATAAAAATCATAAATACGTTTGGACTTTTGCTTCATATGACACTGAGGCCGCTGTTTTCTCTGACCGTAATACATTGTTAAGAAGTAGTGTTACAAAGTTAGAAAAGGTTGAAAACTGACTTAAATAAATTATGAAAAAACGAGAGTCAAAGTTGTGGCAAAGAATTAAAAATAATGTAAGGCAACCACATTTAATTCGGCTAGAATCAAAGACTATCAACGGAATACCCGATATCAATGGTTGTTGGGCAGGAAAAGAATTTTGGATTGAATTGAAATCAGATACAGTAAGTTTTCCTAAGCTATCTAAGTGGCAAGTTGCTTGGATTAATAAACGGATCTTAGCTGGTGGTATTGTTATCATCTGCAAAGAGACCCTCTCGCAGAGGTCTCTTAAACTTTATAGACCCTTGTCCGCGTTTACTTGTCCTAAGAAACTTAAACCTTCTTTTGTTTTCTCTTCTCCCGTTCCGTGGCCCGCCTTTGAAGACGCGTTATGGGAACTAATAGAACTACCTAATAAGTTAGCGCGCGAACAGGCAAGCGGTCAACGGTTCGCGAATAATATTAAATACGGATCTGCGTCTCTGACAGACCTAGACTTGGCACGGTGCTAATTGTTTAGTAAATTATAAACGGGGGCAAACTTTTCTGTTCGTTGTTTATGTTTAGCCCCCACCCAACAACGGGCCGTAATAAAAAGGACCCTAAAAAAAATACGTTTTAGTTTTTTAAAATAACTTTTTTTCCGCAACCGCGACTAGCGCAGGTACTTGCGCTGTGCAGGTGTATAGTCAGTTGAATAAAAGTAGTGTATTCTCAAACGGTATGGTTTCGTTAAGTAATATATTATTTAGTATTATGATGGGTATTTTAGCTGTAATCATTTCCGTTTGGTATTTTGTTTTGTATTTGTTAGATATTGTGTTAGACCTTATTGAAAAGGGGACCCAAAAGCTAAAAAAAATTAGAAGATGAATTTAGATACGTTTTCAGATGATGAATTAAGAACCTTAATTTTAAAGAAACAGATTGAGTATATAAAATTATGTCAGGACAACTTCCTGTTGTTTGTCAAAGCAATGTGGCCTGATTTTATATACAGGCAAACAGAGGACCCAAATAATTGGGGGCACCATCAAATCATATCAAATGAATTTCAGGACATAGCTACAAAAAAATCTAAACGTCTTATCGTCAATATGCCACCAAGACATACTAAATCAGAGTTCGCTTCATATTTGTTCCCCGCTTGGATGATTGGTAAAAATCCTAAAATGAAACTTATGCAAGTATCACACAATGCTGAACTTGCTTCGCGGTTCGGTAGTAAAGTTAGAAACCTAATGGAGACCGAAGACTACAAAAGTATTTTCGGAGATGTTAAACTCAGAGAAGATAGTAAGGCAAAAGGACGTTGGGAGACCAATCATGGTGGAGAATATTTTGCAGCGGGGGTAGGCGGTTCAATCACAGGACGAGGGGCGGACTTACTTATTATCGATGACCCACACACTGAACAAGATTCAATGTCTGATTCGGCAATGGAAAGAACTTACGAATGGTATAGTTCAGGACCACGACAACGATTACAACCTGGTGGTTCAATAGTCGTTGTTATGACAAGATGGGCAACGGACGATTTAACAGGAAGACTTATTAAATCACAATCAGAACCAAAAGCAGACACATGGAGAGTTGTAAGCTTTCCAGCAATACTGGACAACGAACAACCTGTGTGGCCTGAATACTGGCCATTAGAAGAATTAGAAAAAGTAAAAGCTTCTGTAACTACAAAAAATTGGAATGCACAATACATGCAAGATCCAACTTCAGAGGAAGGAGCTATTATCAAAAGAGAATGGTGGCAAGACTGGAGCGAAGAACGGATACCTGTTCTTAAACATGTAATACAAAGTTATGATACCGCTTATTCCAAAAAAGAAACTGCGGACTATTCTGCAATTACAACATGGGGAATATTTCAACCTGCCGAAGGATATGAGGACTGTATTATTTTATTAGACGCTATAAAAGGAAGGTTCGATTTTCCTGACCTTAAGAATTTAGCTATAGAGCAATATCAATATTGGCAACCTGAAACAACTATTATTGAAGCTAAGGCATCGGGACAACCTTTAATACAAGAATTAAGAAGATCAGGTATTCCTGTGATAGATTATGTTCCTGCAAAAGGAAGAGATAAGTTTACGAGGATAAATTCTGTTGCACCTATATTTGAGTCTCAAATGGTATATGCACCGTTAGATGAAAAATTTGCACAGGATGTTATTGAGGAAGTAGCTGCTTTTCCGCATGGTCAATTTGATGACTATGTTGACAGTATGACCCAAGCGGTGTTAAGGTTCAGAGAAGGCGGGTTTATTACAACTTATCAAGATGCAATGGACGAACCTAATTTTAAGATAGAAAAAGATTATAAATATTATGGCTGAGATTACTTTCGAAGATTATTTAAAAGGCAGATCTAGAGAAGAGATGATGAGAAGCAGACAGCGACTCATGGATGATTTTAAAGAATTTAAAAGAAGACGAAAAGTAATGGAACAAAGACAAATGGCAAAATCAGGAAAAATGATTAAAGCATCTGAAGGTAAGATGACTGAAGCAGATTTACAAAAAAAAGTAGATAGAGATGCAAGAATTAGAGAAGAAAAAAGTGATAGAGAAGTAGCTAGAGAATTAAGAATTTTAAAAGCAAGATATGCTATCGATAAAGCGAAAGAGAGAAATAAGAGGTTTAAAGGTATGTCTAAAGGTGGTATGTGCAGAGGTATGGGCGCAGCTATTAGAGGTGGAGACTTTAAAGGAGTTAAATAATGAAAAATGGTAGAATGAAATCTTTACCAAGAGGGATGGTACTAGGCGCTGCAATAACCGCTGGAAGAGTTGTTAAAAAAAACAAAGAAAAAATTAAAAAGAAAATTTCAGACATAGGTAATATGAAAGTTAAAGATGCTGCTAAAGCAATTGGAAGCGCAACTGTTGCTCTTTCACCTGCAGGTTTAGGTAAACGAATTGGTCAACGTTTAGGAACAATTGGCAAAGGTAAGAAACCTAAAACTGGTAGAGATCCTGAAAAAAGAAAACAAAGACCAAAAGGACAAGAACGTAGATTTAGAATGCCATCACCTGAAGATTTAAGAAAATTGTTTCCTAGACCCGATGCTAAATTACTGTTAACAGGTGGACAAGCTAAATTAGATAGAAATAAAAATAATAAAATAGATGCAGAAGATTTTAAAATACTTAGAGCAGAAAAAGCTAAGGGTAGAGGCATGGGTTTACAAGATGAGAAAATGAAACCAGGTGCAATGATGAGAGCTAGAAGAGGGACTATTATAAAACCAAAAGGACCAGGTGTAATTAGACCAATGCCTAAAGATAGATACGGTCAACCACTGAAACCAAAACCTATTAAACCTAGAAAAAAAATGGGTGGAGGTATGATGATGGAAAGACCAATGATGAATCCTATGATGGCTAAAAAAGGAAAGATGGCCAAAAAAGGGAAAGCTTTAGTAATAGTAATTGGTATGAAACCTAAGAAAAAAATGGGTGGCGGTATGATGAAGAAAGTTCCTGGATATAAAAAAGGTTCATTAAATCAAGGACCATTTTCTATTGGACCTTTCAAACCAAAACCAGGTGGACTAAAACCTTCTTTAGATGATTACGATCAAATGAAGAGAAAAAGAAAGAAAATGGGTGGTGGTCTGATGGAAGCAACTCAAAGACTAAAAGCTCAAGGTAAACTTGGTGGTGGCATGATGATGAAACCGAACATGATGAGAGCCAAAGGTGGGGTTTTAGTTAAAGTTAAAATGGGCAGGAACAAACCTACAAAGACCTACTAAGACAGTCATTGTTTGGTTCATAAGTCTGTGATAGATTAACCTATGGCTGTAGAAAAAGGAATATCAGAAAATAAAGAAGAGGAAACTAAGGTAGATGAGGAGCAAACTTCTACTGAAGAAACTCCTAATGAAGAAACACCTAATATTGAAATAGAAGGTGAGGAGCAAGTTGAAGAGCCAGTATTAGATGATTTTGGCGCAAACTTAGCTGAGGAAATGGATGAGAGGACTAGAAGGAGATTAGGCCTAGAACTCATATCAGAATATAGAAAAGATAAGGAGTCCCGAAAAGATTGGGAGGAGGGTTACACTAAAGGTTTAGATCTTTTAGGTGTAAAATATGCAGAGCAAACTAGACCTTTCAAAGGTGCTTCAGGTGTTACCCATCCGTTGTTAAGTGAAAGTGCTACAACTTTCCAAGCTTCAGCTTACAAAGAATTATTACCAAGTGACGGTCCTGTAAGAACACAGATAGTCGGACTAAGAACACCCGCCACCGAACAACAAGCACAAAGAGTAAAAGATTACATGAACTATCTTCTTATGGAGAAGATGGAGGACTACACAACTGATATGGATCAAATGCTTTATTATTTACCACTATCAGGATCTACATTTAAAAAAGTTTATTTCGATGGTTTTCTTCAAAGACCTGTTTCTAAATTTGTGCCCGCTGAGGATTTAGTCGTGCCTTACTACGCTTCAGATTTAAAAGATGCAGGAAGGATAACTCATGTAATAAAAATGAGTGAAAACGAAATGAACAAAAAAATGGCTGCGGGTTTTTACAGAGACATAGAATTACCTAAACCAAATGTAGAACAAAGTGGATTAGAACAAAAAATTGATGAACTTGATGGTGTTAAACCTGGTTTTACAGATTATATACACACAGTTTTAGAAATGCATGTTGAACTAAATTTAGACGATTACGAAAATTTCGATAACAGAACTAAAAAAGCAATAAAAATTCCATACATTGTTACAATAGATGAAAGTTCAGGAGAAGTTTTATCTATTTACAGAAACTATAGAGTTGATGATCCTAATTACACAAGAATAGAATACTTTGTACACTATAAATTTTTACCAGGGTTAGGTTTTTATGGCTTTGGACTGATACATACCATCGGTGGATTATCAAGAGCAGCAACTGTAGCTTTAAGACAGTTAATAGATGCAGGAACTTTAAAAAATTTACCTGCAGGATTTAAGTCTAGAGGTATAAGAGTTAGAGATGATGACCAACCTATACAACCAGGAGAGTTTAGAGATGTTGATGCTCCTGGTGGAAACATAAGAGATCAGTTTTTTAATTTACCTTTTTCAGAACCCAGCTCTACCTTATACAATTTAATGGGTTTTGTAGTGCAAGCGGGTCAAAAATTTGCTGCAATAACCGATACTGCAGTAGGTAACGACACGCAAAACAGGGCTGTGGGCACAACTATCGCTTTATTAGAACGAGGTTCTAGAGTGATGAGTGGTGTTCATAAGCGTTGTTACTATGCAATGCGTATGGAATTTAAAATTTTAGCAAGAATTTGTTCAGAGTATCTACCACCTGAATATCCTTACGATGTTTTCGGAGGACCAAGAATAATTAAAGCTTTTGATTTCAATTCTAAAGTAGATATTTTACCTGTGGCAGATCCAAATATTATGTCTATGGCACAAAGAGTAACGTTAGCACAGACACAATTACAAATAGCACAATCTAATCCTGCTCTTCACGACATTTATGAAGCTTACAGAAGAGTTTATGAAGCTTTAGGGACTAAACAAATAGACACTTTGTTAAAACCACCACAAAGACAACCTATGCCTATGGATCCTGCTAAAGAAAACGCAAGAGCTTTGCAAATGCAATTACTTACAGCGTTTGAGTTCCAAGATCACGATGCCCATATCGCAGCGCACTCAGCATTTATGGAGTCTAGAATGGTACAAATTAATCCACAAGTATACGCTTTACTTCAATCACACATATCAGATCATATTTCTTTCAAAGCACAAAAAGAAGTTAGAGAACAGATGATGCAAGACCAAGTGTTAATGGCTTTACAACAAGAAAATCCACAAGAATTTCAAGTAAGATATGATGCAGCAGTGGCTACTGCAGCTGCAGAGATAACTTCTAATCTAGTAATGGGTGAAATGCAGGCAAATATGAATAAACAAGATCCGTTAGTAAGAATTAAACAACAAGAAATAGATTTAAGAGCTATGGATTTACAAAGAAAAGCAAACGAAGCTAGAGAAAGACAAGCGGGAGAAAATTTCAGGCAGCAAAATAATTTAACTTTTGATTATGATAGGTTAAAACAACAAAATGAGCAGTCTGACAAACGTCTAGACATAGCTGAACAAAAATTGGATATAGCTAGAAACAAATAATGGTTGCAAAAGTTTCAACAATTCGAAAAAAAATTCAGCAGGGTAAAAAATTAGGTTTTAGTGAGAGAGCTAGAGCTGTAAATAAAGGTTTATTACCATCAAAAATGAAAAATAAAAGGAGTAAACGTGCCACTAACAAAAAAGGGTAAAGAAATAATGAAATCCATGAAAAAACAATATGGATCTAAAAAAGGCGAAGCTGTTTTTTATGCTTCTATGAATAAAGGGACAATAAAAGGTGTTGAAAAAAAATCGAGAAAAAAGAAAAGGTCTTAGTGGTGGAAAAAAATTTGGACCACCACCAAAAAGAGGACCAAACCCGCAAGGTATTAAAGTTTCCACAAAGAAAAGAGCAACAAACCGATAATCAAGAGGCATATTTTGCAGGAATTATTGATGGCGAAGGTTGGATAAGCTATGAAAAAGCTTCAAAACCAGGTAATGATTATAGAATTCCCTGTATAGGCGTTGAAATGACGGATGAGGATGTAATTAGAAAATTACATAGTTTTTTTTCAAGCGGAACCGTAATATCAATGAAAAAAAGAGCATCACATTATAAGCAATCTTGGAGATGGAAAGCTAGAGGAAAAGCAGCAGTTGCAATTTTCTTTAAAATATATAATTATCTAAGTGGTAGAAGAAAAGAAAAAATTGATGAGGTGTTGAAACGATATTGTGACGATGCAAACGCAAGAGAAAAATATAAAAAACTAAATGGAGTATTAAAAAATGTGGTTAAGCGCGATTAAAGTTGCAGTACAAGCTGGATCTAAAATATACGCAAATAGACAAAAAGCAAAAATGGCAATGTCAGAGGCACAATTACTACATGCAGAGAGACAAGCTCGGGGAGAGGAAGCTTACCAAGGCAAACTTCTTGAAGCAAGGCAATCGGACTGGAAAGACGAATTCGTCTTGCTTATATTAAGCGCTCCGATAGCTGTGCTTGCTTGGGCAGTGATATCTGATGATCCATCTGCTATGGATAAGGTAAAAATTTTCTTTGACCATTTTCAGTCGCTCCCATCATGGTTCACAAACTTGTGGATTTTGGTTGTCGCGAGTATTTTTGGTATAAAGGGTACACAAATTTTTAGAAACGGTAAAAAATAATTTATGATTCAAGGCGATAGTGATGATTATGCACTATTAGAAAAGTGGTCAAAAGATTTTGATTGTGCTGGATATTATTCAGTTGAAATTGGTGTAAGAGAAGGTCAAGGTTCTAAAACCATAATGGATAATGTTAAAAATAATTATTTACATATTGGTGTAGATCCGTATGGTGATTTAGATTATCAACACTTTGATAATCAAGAAGATTTTTCATGGGAAGGATGTGAAAAAGGTAAAGCCCCAACATATTCTAATAAAATGAGAGATCAAATGATAAAAGATTTTTCTGAATACAGCAAAAAAGGTAAATTTCATTTTGCAAATATGAAAGACACTGATTTTATGCAACATCCTGTTTACTCAGGTTTAAAGTATTCTTTCATTTTTTTAGATGGGCCACACACAACTAAAGATGTTTTATCAGAAGCAGTATGGTTTGCGAGTAGATCTGCTAAAAAAGCACGGATGATATTCGATGATTATTTGTATTATAAGATGGATTTGATAGAGGAATGTTTATCACATTTTGGTTTTAAACAGCTTGAAAGAGGAAAAAATAAATTTTGTATGGAGAAGAATGGCGATTGATACAGCATCAAATGATGTAATAAAAAAATTAATTCATAGACGAAAAGAGAGATTAACACAAACTTTAGTGCGGGATGTTGACAATATCAATGACCTTCATTATATTAGAGGACAGATCAAGTCACTAGATGACTTGCAACAAGACATAATTGACTTGTTAAAAAAACAGGAGCAATAAAAATGACAGAGT